CATTGTGAACGACGGTGCCGAAATATAAACACAGGGCGGTCGCAAGTTTCTAGGATCTGTCACAATTGGCAAGGATGTTGCTGTCGCCAATTTTGTTCCCAGTGCGCTCATCGCATTGTTGAAGAGGTCGGTGTAGTTGGAGACTGTCATGCGACTGCTGGGCGATCAATGCCTAGAAGTTGTTTGATCTGTCCGTTCATTCCGACCACTGGGGTCTGACCCATGTCTTGGAAGCTTGAGAATACATCCACGGTCCCGCGTGATTTGTAAAGCATTCCGCCGTACATCACGGTGCCGAGGTACACATCTTGCGATGGCACTGTGGTCAGTGAGTCCACGTATCCGGCTTCATAGCGTCGGCGGTAACAGAATGCGTTAGCAGCTGCAGCGCAAGTGGTCGTGAAAGTCTGATCTCCAGCCGTCGCGACAGTGATGCCGAGCCAATCAAGGATGTTCTGAGCTGTTATCCACGTGCAGGTTGCAGGGGTCCAAGTGATGTTGCCTGTTGCAGCCTGACGCGGTACATCGTCAGCGGTCTTCTGATAACAAACTTGGTTAGCCAATGGGACGAACGGATCAAGAATGAGATCGCCTTGATCGTCAACACTGGTAAGCAGATATTGCGGAAGTTCGTAGATTGTGTAGTTGCCGTTGAATGTTGCATCAACACCAGCGACAGTGATACTCCAACCGACCTCAAGCTCCGCTGGGGTGAGAAGCTCGAGGACGGCGAAGTTATCGACTAGGTACTTTTGTTTGACTTGATATGTTGCCATGAGCGGATGCTCCGCTCTCGACTAAGCCTGTGCGATTTTGCAGAACTTCGTAGCGTCAAGCATCTTCGATGCAAAGTAGCCACGGTAGGCGAGCTGAGTTGAAAGGCTGGCAGGCTGTAGCAACTGTACGGCTCCCTTATTCTGCTCCCAGTTCTCGAATGCACCAGTCGCAGCTGCACCGACGATGCAGGTCTTCGCTGCAAAGTTTGTGTCAACTACTAGACGCAATCCGAATACAAGACTGTCACGGGTTCCCGGTGTCATTGATCCGAATGCGTTCATTGGTCCAACTTGTGGGAACAACGGACGATCCGAAGAATCGCTCAAAGTTCCAAGCTGTGCGTAAACATCTGGTGACACAAACATGTGATCTGGCATGTAGTTACCTTGAGCCAAGATGGTCACTGATGCTGCATAAACTTTTGCAACCCAGTCAGCAGGATCGGTGACAGCCACATTGCCTGTGGTCTGTGTGGTCTCCGAACGGAGAAGATCTGCTGCCACATTGTCAGTCGCAAGTGCGTACTGCTTTTGCATATCTTCCAACAACGCGCCGAGGACCTCGGGCGAACTCCAATCAACTGAAGCTTCTGAGAGTTCTACATAACCGCCGTAGATGCCCTTAGTGATCTGCACATCGTTCACCACGAAAGTTCCTGCAGTGATTGTGGCGTTCTCGGTCTGAGGTCCACCGATGCTTGGGTTGGTGGTGATGACCGGACGAATAAATACTTTGCCCGATTGTGGCATTGCACGTACACCGATTGCATCGACTACAGGGCGCAAGCCTCGGATCCCAGAATAGATAGGTCCAAGAATTGGCATCGGCATAATGCCGTCCAAGTCAGAAGTAACAACATCAGGTGCAGCGGCTTTGATGTTTGCGTTCATCTGTGCTGCAACTGCTCCGCCTTGCATCTGTGCAGAGATCCATTCGCCAGCTGATGGCATCTTGAACTCTTTGCGAGCTTGTGCGAAAAGTGTTTGAGTGATTGGTGATGCCTCAACTACTGCTGGGCTTTCGGTAACTTCTGACATTTCATTCTCCTGTTCTGGGACTACTTCTTGATTATTGCTTACTTCTTCATCTTCTTGGTGGATACTCGCAGCGACATCAAGGATGGGTGCATCGAATGCGCCATGAGGCACGACCGAGAGCTCCATGAACTTGCTGGCTGTTATCACCATTACACCGTTTTTGTCGTACTTGAATTTGATCGGCTCCACACCAACTGAGACATCTGAGAGGGCTCCGGCTGCAGCCAAAACCAATGCTTCAGAGCCGAGATTTGTCTCAGCCACTTTTGCCGAAAATAGCAAACTTCCTTCAACCTCAATCAGCTCATTCACTGTGCCGATCACTTTTGTAGGGTCATGAAACATGAAGAGCTTCGGTGCTGGTCCGTCTGTTGGAATTGAGCCAGGAGCGAACATGACTCGAGTGCCGTCACTGACGATGGCTTCTGTGTTGTAGCGAACAGCAATCCCGCTGATTGTGCGTCGTGGCTGGTCGCCAGCTGCAGCATCGATTGTGAACTGACCTGCATGAAGTTTCAACATAGTGGTGACTTTACCCGATCAGCTTGCGCCCATAGTGGATTGATCTGGCATCTCGGAATCTTCTTCCATGTCTCCGCCCATGTAAGTCTCGGACAAGAAATCATCCACATCAAATTTGACCATTGTCCCTCTTGGGAGATTGTTGTCGCTGGACAAGGTTTGTGTGATGCAATCTGCGATCGGCTTGCACGCATATTGCCAGAGATCCATGCGTGATTGCTGGGCTGATTGGTAAGAGTACGCGCCGATGCTCACTGACAATAAGTAGCTTGGGACTCCGAGGAGCCTGCCGAGGTCGCGAGCACTGTAATCAGCCGAGTCAATTAGAAGCATCTTGTCCGGTGTTGCATTCGTTTCGGTGTAGCTCAAGAACTCATTCAGGGCTGCAGTCTGATTCGTTGCTCGAGCAAGGTTGAACTGTGCAGCAAGATCAGCGAGCTCTTGACCGCTCAAAGGTTCTCCGCCAGTCTGCTTGAGTACGCCGGCAGGGATTGCTGAGGATGCGTTTCGCATACGTGCTTCCTCGATACGGATTGCGGTCTCGGCTGGACGGCGACCTGTGAAGAGGATGCCTTGCATTGGGCTGATGAATTGGATGAGATCGCGTGAGTCAATTTCCATTCCGTTGAATAGAACTTTGTTTGATGGCGCAAAGTACACCGGACCGCTCTGGTCGAGGGTCTGACACATCGAGGAAGGCAACCTCGAATAGTTTGATGGATATCCGTCAGCTGTGCGTTCAGTTACATAAAGGAAAGCGCGTCCCCAAAAGATTAGGTCATCAGCCAACCAGCTGAGGAGCGTAGAGTTCGGGACGCTTTGGTCCATGCGCGCAAGCCATGAACGCGGAGCCAATGGAACTTCTTCCATCTCATCGCCGTTCCACATCTCGCGGTACATCTCCATGTTTAGCCCTGAGATTGTGGTGCAGATCAAATCGCGCGCACGCGCAATGACAGCCAAGCTCATCATTCTTTCGCGCCCAGATCCGTTCTGATAAGAAATGTAGTTCTCAACTTGTGAAGCGCCGATGTTAGATCCACCAACTGCAGCAGTGATCTCTATAGCGCCATATTCAGTCGCGATTGCTGGCTTGTTTACTCGGTTGAATAATCCCATGTCTCTACTCTTTCACAGTTCTTTGGTGGAGTCGCGCATCAGGGTCTTCTCCGACGAAAGGCTCGACGCACGACTCCGCGCCGATCTTAGTTCGCCACCACGACAAGCTGTGGCTTCCCACGTGAGTGACGATTGCCGGCAACGATTGCTGATGAGAAGATCATTGTCCTGCAAAGTTCTATCGGTCCGGGCGAACGCTGAGAGCTGACAGCGATGGAGCCTTGAGTGCGTACCGATACAGCGCGCACGACATGCTCTGCCAATGCCATCTCACCTGTGTGAATTAGTTGCCGTTCACGGATCAGAGCTTGAATTGCTGGAGTCCATTTGAGGATCTCTGCGTAACCAACGACGACACGCCGACGCTCAATGGATGGCGGGCATTGAAGATCGATTGTTGGTGTGAGCGCGAATTGGATGCTTGGATCTTTGGCGATCTGTTGGATGTGTTCCCAGAGCTGTGATTGGGTGTCGCACGTGAACGCAACAGTGACACCGATCTTGCCGTCCGGCAAAAGGACTGATCTTGTGGCGTAGTAGTGCGAGTCATTGAAGTCAACCTCTACTGCAACCACTCCCCCAGCTGGCAAAGGTTCGCTAGTGGCGAGCTGTGTCCAGAGTCCCTGTGGGAGCCACGATCGGTCGGTGGCGATCCATAGGTTTACGCTGGCACGCAAGAACGAAGCGCGATCGGGGAGCTGTGCTTCTGACTCAATGGTGGACATCTGGAGTGTTTTGCCAAGAGCTGGGTTCGCATAAGCCCACGCGGTCGGGTCCATCGGGTCTAAATCTGGTGGAGGAGACCATTCACGGAAGTGGAAATTGGTCGGCTGATGTGTGTCAATCAGACGCAGACCCATTTCTCGATAGCGCATCATGACCTTGGAGTCTTCGGT